TTGTATCAGTAATCTTTTTACCTTCACGAACTTTTTGATTGTTGAAAGTTTTAATGTAAGTCAGTATTGTATCACTTGTTGAGATGCGATTCAATACTAAAGACGGTATAGTTTGAAATGTTCTGCCAGCAAGAGAAAGGATTGTAGTGAGTTGTTTTGTTTCACTCTCAGTAAATGTTGCAGAACCAGACGCATCAGTAAATGACGCATCACGAAACCAAACATCTTTTGTATGTGTTAGATTGCCAATGTCAATGTTGAAAGAGGCCTTCATATCTTGCATTGTCTTGCCAGTATATGATGTGTGGAAAACAATACCAAGTTGTGCAGCCATCATCATCTGTGCAAGTTTAGATTCTGTTGGTACTGCATATACAATTGTGTTTGGTTGAAAGACGATATATTCTTCGCCATCGATTCTTTCTTTTTTCAAATCGCCTTTGGTAAACATCATATCGCCTTGCAGAATGCCACGAATACCAAGTTTAGGAAGATAACGCAAGGCAACTTTTAATTTTTTATTCAAACCTTCGGCAGGATGATTGCGGTCGATATCATCATCTGTATAGTTTAATTTTGGATTAACATTGAAAACACCTTTCGTACCAACAAAGAATTTACCATTCTCAGGATTGATGCCTGCAAATACAGCAGGTGCACCATCCCATTTTGTTGTGATGTTTACTTTAGACGATGCATTGCCTGCCAACATGTCTCGCAATGATTGTAGAAAATTAATTGCACCACGAGCACCAATAACACCTCGATTCAATACTTCATCTTCGATGTGTTCTAGGTGCAGATTGGCACCTTCTTTTCCTTCGGTTAAATATTCTGTGAAATTCATTGATTACTCGTATACTTTTAAGAAATAAGAACTTTGATTTGTTTTTGACGCACCATATAGAAAAATGTCAGTTGCGAAATCATTAAGTTTTTGTGGTTTACTCATCATAATATCTATCATCTTCATACACATATATTTTGACACAATAAAAGTTTCTGTTTCTTTTGCTCTATCTATGGACATCTTTTTAAATTCTGTTTCACTCACTTTTGTTTGTCCCATATCACCTTTATTATACTTTTTATATGTTGAATTGTCAAACAATTTGCTATACATCGAATAAAAATCTTTCCAAAAAGCCGGTGAATTTACAGAACCTACAATTTCACTTTCTGAATTTTTAAAAATAGTTTTGCCAAAATTTTGTTCTAGGTAAATATTAACATTTCCGCCACCAACTTTACCGCCTGCAGCAGTTGAACCTGAAATTTCTGCTTGCCAAGAAGGTTTTGAGGCTTGGCCGCTTGTTGCACGAACTTGAACTCGGCCATCGCCGATATACAAATAACAATCTATAGAAGAAAAGAAAGGCATTTGACCTTGTTTTAATCTTTCCGGACTTACAATGAATCCATTGAAAGTGTAACCTTGTTTTTTAGTTCCTGGTTTATTAAATTCTTCAGCTTTTGGTTGTCTTTCAATTTTTTTCAAAGATACGCCTAAAAGTTCTTTATCTTGTGCAAGTTTATAAACCGTTTTATTTAATGAAGACCAACTATCTGTAGGCATATCTGGCAGCGTATTTTCACTAAGACCGAATGTTGTCATCCATATGTCACCTGGATTCCATTTATCATTGCCAAATGATCCTGGTGCTTGGGGGGTATCACTTTTCTTATCGTTTGCCAAACATTCTTGTTTGAATTTAAATATTTTTTGATGAAATTTAGAATCTCTGTGAAAGTAAACTGGTCTACCAGGTTTCATTTTATAGTCTTTATATAAAAGATTTGCAACTTTCACATATGACTGCACCCAATCAGAAGGACTCTTTTCTAAAACATCATCTAAAGAAGTGCTGCCAGTATCAACATATTTCGCAGCCTTTTTTAAATCTTCTAGCGTTATATCTTTCCAAGCAATAGGTTTTTTTACTACATTAAAAACGAGAGATGCAATATAACACTGGCCACTTTCAGTTATATCAGTTAACTCTGAACCGCCACGACTACCTCCACCGCCACCAAACTGTTCTGTTTTTTTGATGGAAGAAATTTTATAGTCTTTGCCATCAGCACCTTTAAGTTTTATGGCATCAAAACCAGTTTTATCTCCAAATTCTAGTGCAGTTATTTGTCTAACTGCATTTACATTTTTTGCTTTCGGAAAAATCATTCTAACTTCTCTATTTCCAGAAAGAACAACGGTCAACGATTCTTCACCTTGAATCGCATCTATTAAAATTTTTCTTCTGTCTGGCCGTTTTGGAGGATTAGGAAGTTTAAAAAATTCATCAGCAGTAAGTTTTGCCATTCATTTCTCCGAATAATCATCTATTTATCCGAAGAAACTATCTAGGGCACCTTTATTCATGTAGTCATCGACAAGAGTGAATGGTTGATTTTTCTTACTAAAAGTCCAAACTGGTTCAATGTAAATCTTATTCATAAAAGCATCAAGTTGTTCTTTGGGTATGTTCTTTGGTCTTTGCATGATACGCATACCCATCTGGCCGCAGAAGTGAGCACCTTTACTTGTCAAATCATCAATCAAATCATCAGAGGCATAGTATCTTTTTGTTTTAATTTTAGGATCCATGATGTTGACAAATTGATAACCATTCTCACTTAGACTTTCAAATGTTTTTTGATTGACTGGCAAATAGAAACCATCTCGCCATTCTTCATAAGTCGTATATCTTGACCATGACTGTTCATCTGCGTGTTTGCCATCAGTATTGTATTTCTCTGTTGCAAAGTATGGCGGTGATGTGAACGCACAATCAATTGGCGGAAGAATTGAATAGTCAAAATCTTCTGCTGGTTTACGATGAATCTCTACTCTCTTTTCACCTTCAACAATAAAGTAATCGTCAGTCTTTGTTACTGTTGGCTCTTCACCAAGAAACTTTTCATATGCAATACATTGTTTCAGATATCTTTCAAATGTTTGGTCATTTGGGTCTGTGCCATAATATTCTTTTGCATGTGAACAATAGAAACCAGCAAGTCTGTCACCCCAACCACAAGACGAATCAAATACAGTTCTTGCATTTGTAATCTCATACAAAAACTTTGCGACTTGTGGTTTGAATTGTGTGGCAATGTATGCACTCAAACGAAATGCCATGATGTAAGAATCAACAGACAACTGGTCATTGCCAAGACGCCAGAGAGCCAGAAAAACATTTCTCAAATTATCAGAATGTTTCCAGCGATAGATTGGTGACTTGTAACCCCATGCATCACAATTGTATCTTAAATCTTGATGAAAATAATTACTTACATCATTGTATTGAGAACCCATTTGAATCACACCAAGGCCATGGTCTGCATAGTTTCTGCCGTAGTCATCAAACTTTTCAATGACACGGTCTTTACTTTCATCAAATGAAATGAAAGTATTCTTTAAGTCTGAAAAAGACAAAGACCAAAAAGTATGCTGAACAGAATCATATGAAATTTTACGCAAAGGACATGCCGGGCGTGTCGTTTCAATTAGACGAATCAATTCAGAAATAATATCTTCTTTGCTATGATTATCATTGATGTATTTCCATTCTGTTTGATTCAGAATAGGAATGCCATCTTCATTGCGATGTGCTTTGAAATAATCGTAGAGACTCATACTTTTATGCCATTAAATTTGTTGTCGAATCTGCGTTCACGATTGCCAAATGTATTGATTGGTGGGTCATCTTGGCCAGCATCAGCAAGACCTGATTGTGCAGTATCTTCAACATCATACAGGCGCATCTTTGCACGGTCAACACCAACAACAAATCGTTTGAAATGATTTGGGTCGGAGTAACGATTCTTCAACTGTTTGACAAGAATCTGATTTAGATTTTGCAGTTCTTCATTTGTAACAAGTGCAAACATAAAGTCGGCAGTTGCAGGCAGACCAAACGATTCTGATGTATCTTCTAAACCTGGATCAGAGTTTGTATAACCACTTCTTGTTGTTTGTGTGGCAGAAACAATTGGCAGATTATTCTCAACAGCCAGACCACGGAGTTCTTCTGCGATTGATTTGATGTAAGTATAACTGTTCACATTGCCGCCAGGTTTGATGCGAGATGATGCACAAATGTTCAGATAGTCAACAAAGATGATATCTGGTTTGAAACTTTTCTTCAACGCCAATTCATTCAACAATGCACGAAAATGCAGAGTTGATGCAGATGCAGTTGGATATTCTTTGATGATGAGTTTGCCATGTGTCTTGGCTTTTAGAACATCAAACTTTCTTTCATAATCATCTTTTGATATAGTATGCAGTTCATTAATATCAACATTCAACAAGTTCGCATCGATTCGTTCTGCAATCTTTTCTTCTGCCATTTCAAGTGTAATATACAACACATTTTGACCTTGCGACAAACAACCTGCGGCAACATGGCACATGAACAGAGATTTACCAACACCTGTGCCTGCAAGCGCAATGTTCAAAGTTTTGAGTGGCAGACCACCTTTTGTAATCTTGTTGAAGATATCGAGGTCAAATTTGATGCGACTCTCCACACGATGATAGAAGTCATATCGATTTTCAATATCTTGCAAATAGTCGTGACCAACATTACTGTCAAACGAAACACCAAGTGCATCACTCAAAAGTTTAGGTATTTCTCCTTTACTTTTCTTTGCGTTCTTGTCATCGAGGATGCCAACAGACTCCATAATGGCATTGTAGATTGCTTTGTCTTGGCAGAACTTTTCAGTTTGTTCTGTCAACCAAGCCAATTCTACTTTGTCATCTTTTGTTTCTTTGATTTCTGAAAGCAATTTAACTGCTGACTGAACTTGTGGCTCAGTCAGAGTTTTACTCTCAGTAAGATTGATTACAAGTGCTTCGTGTGTTGGAAGATTCTTGTATTTGTTTGTGAATTCAAAGACTTCTTTGAATAAGGTTCTCTCTGTATCATCAGAGAAATAATCAGCACGGAGAAATGGAATTACTTTTCGTGTGAATGCCTCATTGTAAATTAAATTCTTCAGAATCGTCTGTTCTAATCTGTTCATCTGCTTTCGCTTTGTTCATTAGTATTTGTGTAAGAATGTCACCCATAATTGTAACAAAATTCTCATCTTTTTGCAAGAGGTCTATGTCGTGTTTACCTGGATGAACGATTGTAAAACCAAATTGAAGGCGTGCCATTTCGCCTTCTTCAACAACTTTTGCCTGATGGTAATGATATACAACACCGGCATACTTACCTTCGATAAGTTGAAGGCCAGTAATGTCGGTATCTTTGAAATTAATAAAGACGAAATCTTTACCTTCTTCAAGCATTTTCGGTTTCTTCCTGAACAGATTCGACATTGCCCATAATATTTCCATAAGCAATAGAATACTTCTGTTGTATAAATTCCTTAAACTTTTCATTTTTCAATAAGTCACCCCAAAAGTCTTTGTGATGCGTGTCTGCCTCACGATATTTTTGACCAATCTCACCAGTTGCCTGGTCAACTTTTGCATACCAACCAGGCGATGGTTTCTGAACAAACCCACCTTCCATTGCAACATCTAACAGGCCAGAATACTTTTGAATACCCCCTTCGAAAGAAACTGTCACAGGAATCTTTGACTTCTCACGGACATATCGAGACTTCTCAATGTTGATGATGAAGTTATAACCTGTAACTTCTGTACCTGTCTTTTCTTGTTGGCGACCAAGAATCCAAATTGTGTCAGCAGAATAATAAGAACCTGTGCCACCACCAACGATATCTTTCGGGAACATACCAATCTCTTTGTATGTGTGATTCACAACAACCATTGGAATATCTTTGATTGTTAGATGCGGTGTAATCATACGAAACAGAGACTTGATTTGTTTGGCACGGGACATATCTGCAACAGACTTGCCTTCAAGTGCATCATCAACTTCTTTCTTTGATGCAAGATTACCAATTGAATCAAGCACAATAATCACTTTGTCATCTTTGCCAAGTTCGTTCAACTGAGCCATGATGTCGTGTTTCAATTGTTCAACATCAGTAATTGGTGTGTGAAGAACACGGTCCATATCAATGTCAAATGTTTCAAAGTATTTCTTAGGAGTGCCAAACTCTGAATCATAAAACAGAATGACTGCATCTTTGTATTTCTTTGTGTATGCAGATGCCATCAACAAAGCAAATGCAGTCTTAAAGTGTTTCGATGGACCTGCAAGCATCGTAAGACCAGGCACAAGACCACCATCTAATGAACCGGAAAGTGCCACATTAATCATTGGCACATCGGTTGGAATTACATCTTTCTCATTAAAGAATTTTGATTTAGCAAGAATAGAACTATCTTTAATTGTTGTATTCTTTTTCAGTTTGTCGAGTAATGACATGTTAAAATGAACCTCCATCTAATCGGGTAATTTTGTCTTTTGGTATAACTTCAGTATTCTTATCTACAAAGAATGATTCTAAACTAGGACCGCTGGGTGTGTCAAGTGTTTTCTTTTTCTTTGCCTTTTTTACTTCTGGTTCTATTTTTTCTTTTCTTAGATTACGAAAAGACTGTTGAGATGCAATGAGAAGAAGAACGGCAAGTGGATCAAATACAACAATGATAATGATAATAACAGTTCTTACAGCTTTATCTATAAAGTCAGGGTCTTCTTTGTCATACAATGCCTCGGCAATGTATTTGATTGGCCCTATCTCTGCCGCCAATTTGTTTTCTTCTTTTAACAATGGCAACTTCTGTTCAGACAATCTTCTCAACTCTGCCTGTGTTTCTTGGATGGCATTGTCAGTTCGTCTTGCAATCTTGTCAGGATCGTCACCTGCTCTTTTCAACAAGTAATCTAATCTTTCTTTTGCAATTTTTTCTTGTGTTTCAATCGTTCTCAATTGAACAGAGTTTGCACCAACAACAATGTTTGATTCAATGTGTGCCCGTGAAAGAAAACCAAAGATACCCATTGAAGTAATAAGCATCAGAAAAATAATCGCAATGAGAAAATAATAACGCATTGCACGAACAGTAACACTCCAATTGTTATACAACCAAGAAACTGTTACCAACTTTGCAATTTCTAATACTGTTCCCATGATAACAATTGGCCAAAAAGAACCAGGAAATATTTGTGCCAGACCAATCACAGAATAGAATGCAGCAATTGCCGACAAAGCAATTGCAGTTAGAAAAGGTAGATATACTTGTGTCATTTTAGCTCTAGTTCAAATTCTTTTGCGCCCAATTTACCTTTAGGAAAAAAATTAAATGCTAAAGAAGTTCTAATATTTTCAGATTCATTTGGTTCTATTGAGTGCAAAAGAGAAGACGGAAAAAAGAACACTTGATTGTTGTGTGGTTGAAATCTCCATTTTCTAGAATTAAAAACATTCCACTCAGAGAATTCTATGTCAATAGCATTTGGAAACAAATTTTGTTGAATGGTATCTCTATTGAAAACAATATCACCGGATTTTTCATCAACATCCAAATAAACAACACCAGACAAAACACAATTAGTATGGATGTGAGATTGACCCCAATCTCCCTTGTCGTGTTTAACTACCCAAGAATTGGTCATCTCAAAAGTAATATTGTCAGTAACACACAAAACATTTCTTACATAGATGTTCAGAGCATCCATTATTTGTGTTTTTAACCAAGACAACTCTGATTTATTTAAAACATATTTGTCATAGGAATACCAACCATTCCCAATAAACATTCGCTCATAAGGAATTTCAGACATGAATTTAAGCACATTTTCTGGAATAGGTTCAATGTCTGTATTAAATACAGGTGATGAAAATAAAGGGACAACATTATATTCTTTTTGCATGTTAAGGGTTATCAGGTCCATGAAGAACATCAATTACGAATGTGATACGCATTTCATCGCCAAGATTTTCTGTGCCGTGAGGCAACTTGTTATTGAACCAAAGAAATGTTCCTGGTTCTACGATTACAGATTCTTCTCCTACTGTATATCTATAACGACCTTGTATTGAGAGATGATATCTGTCTTTGGTCAAATAATAATTTCCAATGTCAATATGTTGCCCAACGATTTTACCTGGTGGTAAACCAAGAAACGCACATCTGGCAAAACGACCAAATGTTTTCCATGCCCACTTTAGTATCTCTGTATGGCGACCACATGCAGGAGTTGGAATGCAAAGTTCCGAATCACGAGCATCTTGTGAGGCATCAGTTACCGCACCAACAACCAACTGTAAGACTTTTGCACTTACAATATTGGTTGTTGGGTCTAACATATCAGCATGAGCCATATCTGTCTGAATGCCCCAATCATCAGGATACATTTCTAACTGTTCTTTGATTTTAGAAACATCAACGCCAGTTTCAATGATGCGAATATTATCCAAAGAAATCTTCCAATGAGTTTTGTTTTTCTGTCTTCCAACCCATGCAATCGAGAATGACACGAATCGGTTCTACAAATGCCTTTTCGAATTGCATATCATAATCGATATATGGTTGAATGTCAAATTCTTTTGGCAGTCTTTGAGGAAAACTTATCACAGTATCTTTGATTGGATTTGGCATCTTCAAATAGATAAACTTCAGTTTCTCGCCCTCTTTGATAACTGGATATTGTTTCTCTAGATTAAGTCTTTTCAAATTGAAATTGTAGAGAATGGCACCTTTGACATGTATTGGTGTGCCTTTCTTATACAATGTTACCGAATCAGAGTAAGTTGTAATACCATTGCAACCCCTTGGCGATGAAATATCTTCAACAGGCAATTTCATAAACTCAACTCTAAAGTTTTCAATAAAGTCATGCACATCATCTTCTGTGCCAGTCATCATCAACTCTAAAACTTCTTTCATCTTTTCACGAATGACTGATGGCGTAGAAGATTTCACCATCTCTAGACCCATCACTTTGAGTTTTGGTTCATTATAAACCACACCTTCGTTGTCATACACATTCAATGCATATCGTTTCTTTGCAGTCCACAAACCTTTGTCTGCGAGTGCCTCTCGTTTCATCTGCATCTTTTGTGAGAAGGCATGAACATACTCAGCTAGTTCTTCGTAACTCTTGTCGATGAACGGTTGAATTTTCTCCTCACAAACTTTGTCCATAAAAGCAATAATCTTCTTTGAATCTTTCTCATCAGAAAAAACTTTATCAACCAAGTTGCCAAGCCTGAGATAGATTGAATCAGTATCGGATGCAATAACATAATCTTCTTCTGTCTTTAGTAGTTTATTCATAAACAGATTGAGTTTCTTTTCAATCCAACGAATCGACAATTGACCAGCAAGTGTAACTGCCAAGGCAACTCTCAAATCATAGAAACGAAAGTATTGTGAACCCATTGCACCATAAGCAGAGTTCAATGAAACTTTCTTTGCAAGTTGTAGATTGTTGTATCGTGCAATCAGTTTATCTAATTCTTTTTTCTTTTGTTCGTCTTTTTCTACTTGATACTCTTGTTGCGCCTTAATCATCAACTTCTTAAACTTCTTTCGGTCTTCATACATTTCTTCCATCATCTTAGGAAGAAAACCTTGTTTGTCGGTACGAAAGAATTGTGCGTTTGGCGTGATTGTTGCGTCTTGTAAACCAAACTCTTTGAAGTTGATTTCTTGATTCAAAAGTTTTTCTACATTAATGTTTTGCTCAAGAATCTTTCTCATCGTTGGCGTATACTCACTCGGTTCAATCAATGTCTCTGGCGAAATATTGTATTGCATAATCAAATGAGGATACAGAGAATTCAAATCGAATGATGCAACCCAATCATGTTTGCCAACTTGTGGTTCTTTCACATATGCACCTTCAAAGGCCGACTCTTTGAATTTGCGTTCTTTCGGTGGCACAATGATTTTTCGTTCCATCAAATAACAATTAATCATTGAGTCCCACATTCTTGTCTGTGCGAACACATCTTCAAAGTTGGTCTTTGTGTCATATGCCAGAGTGGCAGCCAACTCAATCAGTTTCAACTTATCTTCTAGTTCAACGATAAGTTCCACATCTTTGATGTTATAGTCAATAAACTTTTGATAGTTGAGTTTATAGAGTTGGTGTAGATTGTCATACTCAGAATAATCAATCTTGTTTGTGCCTAGTTCAACAGAGGCGATATGGTCGAGTTTGTAGGATTCTTGTGACTTGCCAGAGGGAGCATACCAGCGGTAGAGTTCGATATAATCCAAACAAGATACGCCAAAAATATCATACGCAATTTGTTTTTTTCCTTTAATTAATTTTTCTCTTTCTGCAATCACATTCCATGGCGAAAGTTTCTTTGTCATGGCTTCACCAAGAATACGATTGAAACGATTGTGCAAATATGGAATATCAAAGAACTTGATGTTCCAACCAGAGATAATGTCTGGTGTGTTCTCTTGCCAATCAGTCAGAAATTTTCTACACAAAGAATATTCATCATCACATTTGACATATCGAACATCATTACGATTGTTTTCGTATTCACCACAACCATAAACTGTCATACCACCATTGAGTCTGCGAATAGCAATCGCAGTAATTGGTTCGTTTGCATCACTTGGCTCAGGAAAACCATTCTCTGAACCGACCTCAATGTCGATGATGGCAACATCTAGGTCATTCATGTCCCAATCGATGTCGCCTTTTTGTGTGTCAGCAATGAATGCATATTCTAGTCGAGTATTGCCAAACATTCTGAAGTTTTGAACTTCTTCATATTGTCGTATGAAATCTTTTGCTTCACGAATCGAATCAAATTTTCTTGGTTCGAGGACATCTCCTTGCAAAGAACGCCATTCGGTGTTTTTGTTTGTGGGAAAATACAAAGTCGGAGAGTATTCTATTTTTAGTTTTACTCTCCGACCGTCTTTGATGCCTCGATAAAAAATGTAATTACCGAAGTTTAGAACATGGGTATAATATTGATTAGTCATTCATAGATTATATCAGAGTTTTGGAATAGCAGAGGCAATTTGGATACCACTACCGAAGACTTTATTGTATTGATTTGCCAACTCTGTTGATGGAGTGTTCAGGCACAAAACATTGTCCATCGAAATTTTAATGCCGGTCAAAAATTCTTCAGCATAATCTAAGAAGGGTGCGAAACCCATCATCGGACCTTGTTGTGTATTTTGCAGAATCACTTGCACGGGTTCTTTCAATGAAATTGTTTTTTCATCAACGCAATCAGTTTGTGCAATGAGTGTTTGGCCAGATTTGAGTGTAATTAATTTAATTGTCATATTTTTTAATCTCTTTAATATCTTCGTGTTTTAACTCAGCGAATTCAAATGCTTCTTCAGCAGTTTTGAACCATTTGAAGAAAACAAAATTATGTTCTTCAGAATTAGGATAAAAAGTTACTTTATACATTTACCTCTGTCTCCGAAGGAAGAACACCAATCGTAACCCATCGTTTTGGGAAAAGCATTTCACGACCTTGGAAGTCATTCATGTCATATGTTGGGTCTTGCATCCAACCGAGAACTTCTACCATGTCATCAAACTCACGATAGGCCAAATCATACTTCTCGGCTCGTGGAAGTTTATGTTCTACTGCTACCTTTTTTGCAATCTCACGAAGGTTCATTCTTTTCTTTCCTTAAAGTCATAAAAAAAGTCATTGTTATTTCTTGCGGAGTGTTTGTTAAATTTTTCCACAGAATATAACTTTGTTGCTATTTTGAAATCTGGTATTTTGAATTCAGGTACAGTCAGAGATGCATCATAGAAAAGGGTCTTGTTATTTGGTTGTGCCGCAAACTGACCATTATCTAATTTGATAAAGTTGTAACTCTTATGTTCTTCAACTGTTTCAGAAAATCCTGTGTTCAAATAACCAGGGTCGTTTTGGCAAAAATCTACGGTGAACATATACTCACCGAAGTGCCACTTTCTGTCTTTGTCTAAGAACTTACACTTCAACATACGAAGGTTGTCTTTTTCAATGACAGTAACATTATAACTCAAACAGTCCCAAATTTGCAAGTAATCCAAAGGCAAAGCTGGTGTATTCAAATCTGTTTGCCGTGAAACAAAAGCGTGTAATGGAAGTTTATCATACAATGCACCATAGTTAGGCAGAAGTGCTTCAATACGAAATGCCTGCCCCTTAATACATTTGATTGTCATCCAAATGCAAGGCTCGTATTCTCCAAAACCTTTTTCAAAGTCATAGAGAAATTGTTTTTTAACAAAACATTGAACTGGTGGTAAATTGTGAACTAGAAATGCCATTATTTAACGAACCTACTAAAGTTTGGTGGTTTCCAACCTTCTGGTTTCAAAATCTTACCATCTTCTCGTTTCAAAACTTTCTTAGTTTCTTTGTCAATTTTGTTGAGATTACTTATTGCACCTTCATCCCAAATTGCACTACAATTCCAACCTCTCGACAACATATAACCAACAATGACCCACATCATATCAAAACAAGCATCGGCAGTTTCAACATCATCATTTGCCAATCTTGCCTGACAGAACTCTTGGAATTCTTCGTTGATTAATTTTTGATAAAGTTTTGCTTGTTCTGGATTATCCTTTGAAGTGGTTTGACCTGCGGATGACATAAACACTTGAACATCAGTAAACACTTTAGTCATAATAACTCCGTTAAAATAAAACCCCAATAATAATGCCTATCATAGGAATGAAAAGAAGGCTCATGCCAAATAGCACGAGCCCCATCATAACACTTTTAACTATAATGTCAAGCAATTAGACCAGGCTTGTAGACAGTCTTACCGTTCTCTTTCATCGCAGTAAGAACTTGTTTTTTCAAATTGTTTGGGTCATACGAAACATGAACCCAACCAGAATCAGGAACACCTGGGGTGTAGAATTCCAAAATCAATTGCGTGAAATCAAAATACTGTTCAATGTATGCGGCAAGTTCAGCATTCGCAACACCTGGAATTTCAATGTCCGCAGCCATACCTTTACAATGGTCACTGGTACGGGAACCACCAACGGCAGCATTCACATCAGGATGACGAAAACCAGAATTGACTTTTATAC